TTTCCAAACTGCGCTTTATATCTCAGAGCCCACGCGAAGGATGTCGAGAACTGCACATCTTTCTCTCCAAATCTCAAAGTTTTAATCATCTCATTCTCCTCTTAATTCGAAAAAAGAGCCCCGCATCTGTGTATTATGCGAGGCTCTGACGGTGATTCTTATGCGGTGTAGTCCGGTGCGTACGGTGTTGTACCATACCAGTCGGAGTAGCAGGCATCGCCCTCTTCACACCATGCTTTGACCTCTTTGGTGTCGAGGCGAGGCATAGCTGTGAAGTTGAGTGCCTGTGTGTTAGGCGCGATCGCGTCTTCTTTAGTGCTGGATGCGATGGACGGACGTGTTGCCTTGCATCTGTAGAAGACGTGGCGGCGCTTGGATGCGTCGCCCTTGAACTCGAATGCGATAGCGAACTCAAGCGGCTCCATGTCAGCGTTCTCGACGTGTGCGCCTTTCTTGTCCGTGACTTCCTTCATGATAGTGGTAAGGAAAGCCTGCGGGATGTCTGCCAGAGTGATGCTTCCGGAATATCCGGAGTTAGATACGCCCTGATAGTAGATGCCATCATCTGCGTAGAACGGATCGGATGAGCCCTCTGCATCGAGCGAGAGTTCCACGCTTCCGGGCATGTTGATTACTTCGCCATAAGTCGGAACACCTGCATCGCTGGTCGCTGTAATCGGCCATACATGTGCATTGCTCAGACCATAAACAATTTTGTTCGGCATTTTTGTTTATCTCCTTCTAACAATAGAAAACCGTCTGAAACATGTGTTCAGACTCAATATAAGCAGTTTCACCTCCGGACCAGGGGACCTCATGCTGGTCGAATAACTCGATCAGCCGGTTCTCAAGCTCGGGGTCTTTTTTTGTTGTGTAAAGTTCGATAGCAAAGTGAGGTTCGAAGCGATAGACCTTGTCATCTGCCATGAAGCGAAGTTTCTCATCCTCAAAGTACGCGACATAGGGGATGGACCGCGGCTTTGATTTGAATTGAAAGTAAGCGTATGGAAGTCCCAGTTCGTTGAGGACCGTCTCGATAGTGTCGTATGTCACAGTTTCATTTCCTCAACTTTCTCCACGAACTTCTGCGAAGCACTTTCGTTGACAGCGGCGATGTGCGGGAAGGCGTTTGACCGCTCCCCCGTGCTCGCAATGACGTGTCCGAACTCAAGCAGATGCGTTAGCTGGTAGTGCTCTTTGTTGTGCACTGTCACACCATTCACTCCGGTACTGTCGGCTTCCTTCTTGACGGTCCAGCTCTTCGCGTAAGATCCCGGAGGATACTTCCGCTTGTAGCCGTCTGCACGGACCGGCGAGGTTGCTTTCAGTTCTCTGACCGCTTCCTTGCCGACTTCATCAGCCGCCTCGTTGCACTGCTTGATTACCTCAAGGTTCATCGCCTCGACTTCCTTCTTGATGGCATCCGAGAGCTGATCGATGCGGATAATGCTTCCGCTCATATTTCCTCTCCGACCGCCTTCCGGTAATAGAGCTCGATTCCTCCATCTGCCGTCATGAATGTCCGATAGATGATGTAGCGCGTCCCGTTGACTTCGATGATCTGTTCGTCTTCGTAGTCGTCCGAGTCACGCAGGAATGCCACTCCTTCCGGGTTCAGTCCGGCCTGTGCAGCAGCTGACCATTCTGCCCGGTTCAGGGAGCTGATGGTTGCCGTGAGCGTCCTGGTCGTCTCGACATCCATGATCTCCTGCCCGTAGGAATCCTGTTTATAGCTGACTGCGACAAGGTTAATGTCAACCAGCCGTTCCATCTGTGTTGTAATCTCCGCAAAGAGCAAGCGCCCGCTTCAGGTGCTCATATGCCTGTTCGAACTTTTCAGCATTGGTGTCGTAGCCAAACTGTGCCTTCAGATAGAGCTTGATCGCCTGTGCGACAAGGTTGTCCGAAGGATTGGCTACAGCCACTCCTCCGACAGACAAATCGAGAAGGCAGGCCTCCATGACCTGCCTGATCTCGTCGTCTTTCGATGTGGTGGCAATTCTCAGCCACTTCCTGGCTGAGGCGATCATTTCTTCTGTGATCTGTGACTCAGCCATAAGTCACCTCTTAGGACTGCTTAACAGTCAGCTGAGCGAAGGACTGGTCATCAATGAGCGCGCATTCGCAGCGAGCATATCCGCTGTAGATGAACTTGTGCGCCTTGATGTCCTTGTCTGTTTCAACCATGACATCCTCGATGACATTGTTGACAACGCGCTTCGGATCGCCGATCAGGATGACATTATCGCCGACAGCGTCTTCAATCTTGACCTGAGCGCCGAGCAGGTAGCCGTTGACGCCTTCGTTCGCGGATGCCTGGAAGATCAGATGTCCTTCAGAATCCTCGAGAGTTGCGAGGTAGTTGTAGACAGTCGCACGGGTAGCGTAAACGACCGGTTCCTTCGCACGCTTCAGAGCAGCGAATGCGCCAGCGATTTCCTTGAAGGTGACAGTCTTGGCCGCAGCAGTTGTCGTCTTGTTGCCTGCAGCCATGCCGGTCTGAATGGTGCTGACCATGTCAGCAGCGATTGCATCACCGAGGGAATCAGCGATTTCCTTGATGAGATAGTTCTCAAGTGCCGGGAGGCTCATCTTAGCCTCTGCATAGGACAGCTCGACTGCCTTTGCAAAGTCGTTGCCGGACAGTGTGACCTTGAGCAGAGTGTTCTGTTCGTCGTCAGCCGGAGCGGTGCCTTCTGCACTCTTTGCCTGCTTAGCAGCAGCGCCTTTCACAACAGCAGTGTGCTTAACGACCTCGAGGATCGTGCCGGTGCGGTATGTTGTTACGTCGCCGACGATGCTGTGTTCGGATTCGATGAGGCTCCAGATCTCGTTGACCATTTCGGTCGGGAGCACGTTCGGTGTGTTCTGTGTTGTGTGAACGAAAGCATCATTCTCGAGCTGAGTCATCTCGTCATCACGACCGGAAATGTGCTTCAGGAATGCATTCTTGAACTCTACAGAGCTCGCATCATAAATCTTTTCCATTTTCTTGTTCTCCTCTCCCATGACAGGGCTATTCTGCAGTTCCTCCGGAACTACGTTTACTTTGTTCAGAGCGTTTTCTTCTGCGGCCGCTTCCTTCTCCGCCTGGAAAGCCTGCTCGAGTGCTTCGATCTCGTTCTTCTTCGCTTCAGCCTCGTCAAGCTTGCCATCTGTCGCCAGCTGCAGGCCTTCCGCCTTCAGCTCTGCGATCTTGTTGTTAAATTCTTCGAGTTTCATCGAAAACCTCCATTAATCAGTGAAGTATTCAAGCAGGGCATTACGCTTTGCTTGCATCTTCTCAATGACGGAGCGGGGTAACATTCCGCCCGCAGCATTTTGCAAGCGAACCGCTTCATAGTTGCTGTTCTGGCTTTCCGCGATTTCATCAATCAAGCCATATTCGACAGCATCGCTCGCCGTGATCCAGGACTCTTTATCCATCAAATCCAGCGCGTCCGCTTCAGACATGCCTGACTTCGCGACATACGCTGCGGCGATTGAACGATTGGCCTGCTTGAGGATCTTGGACATCTTGTCCATGTCGTGGTAGTCACCGCCGGCATACGAGCTCACGTTGTGAACCATCACCTGCGCAGTCGGTGCAATGTCTGAATGTGCAGCGCAAGCAATGACGCTCGCAGCTGACGCCGCCAGACCGACAACATGGATGTTGATGTTGCCCTTGTACGCCCGGATCGCTGAGTAGATCTCAGATCCAGCGAACACATCACCGCCGCCGGAGTTGATGTCGATGTCCACGTCTTCACCGTCTGCGTCCTCAAGTGCTTTCAGCACATCGGCCGGTGCGACATGTTCTTCATCAAACAGGTCATAGATCCATGCGACGTCGTTAGGCACGATCGTTCCCTTGATACTAATTCGCATCTGCGTTACCTCCTTCCGTTTCAGTCTCTTCTGTCTCTACCAGTGCCGTGTCCAGCCTCCGGATCGGGTTGTCCCCGCCAGGAACCGGCGCCAGATTGAACGTAGCGCGCCACTCGTTAGGAGTCATCGCTCCACGGTCTACCATGGCCATCAGGTTGAGCTTCGTGGAAATTGAAGCAGAGTCCCAAGAAGACGCTTCGAAAACGATCCGGTTTCCGAAGACGCGCTCTCTTCTGGTGAACAATTTCCGCGTGTATTCTCCGCCGAGCTGGATAAGCACCGGCTCGACCTCTGCATCGAAATAGGAGTTATAGATCTCTTCTGTGTAGTTGGAGGACACGATCGCCGCGTTCGTATTGAACAGGTCGAAGATCCGCTTCGTGGTCCTGTCCATGACTGCAGCGTTCGGTACGTAGTCGTGCGGGTTGATCTGCACGGCGTCCGCCTTCGCATCCACCGCTGCCACGCCTGTGCCTTCAGATGTGGCGAGGAAGTTTTCGGCGAACTGCTTCGCCTGGCTCTTCATGTCATCCGGCCGCATGCTGTTTGTAAACTTGAGCAGCCACCGGACCACAGAACTGTTCTTGATCGCGTTAATCACGCCCTGGTCTGTCGTTGTCACCACATCAAGCAGTGGCACGAGCACTGGCGCGATCGGCGTGCCGAAGATGTCGTTCTCGTTGTAGTCCTGCCTCAGATGGATGATGTCCTCGTACGGGAACGTATAGATCCTGTTGTTCGGCATCGTGAACTTGAGCAGGAGTGCGCCGGCATCCGTGTAGATCGCCTCGGCTGTCCTCGGTGCGATCGGGTAGATCTCCATCGGTGTGCCGTAGTCGTCGCGCACGATCAGCGCAAAGGCGTTCGAGTTAAGGCATAGCTGTGTCGCAAGCTTCTCCTGAAGCATCTGTCCGGTCATCAGAGGATTAGGCTCATCAAGTAAAAAGCGAACCGCATTCGATGGGTTCACTTTCAGGTCGACGCTTCCGTCCTCTTCGATCGTTTCTCTCAGGTGCTTGGCTACCAGTTTCCCGACTGCCTTCACCTTGGGCCGGATGCACGAGCGGACGATGTCGGAGTTGTACACTGTCCCGTTCCACGAGACATAGTTGTTTCCGACCTGCGTCATCAGTTCGACACCGGCGATGCGCTTGTTGGAGAAGGCACTTCTGAGCCTGTCAAAAAGTCCCATATAGTCACCTCTCTGTTTATATCAGGGACTCGTATTCTTCCCGCTTGTCGAGAAGAACCACGTACGCATCGAGTAACGATGCAGTCCCGTCAATGCGTTTGTTAAGGTTCCGTCCTTTGTTCGGCTGGATGTTGCCATTGATGTCCGCCTTCACGCAAGTGTTTGCGAAGCACCACCGGTCGATCGGGTTGGCATCATAGACGATGTTGCCCGCGCCGAACTCTGCCTTGAGGTCCTTCATAGGCTGGGACAGCGTCGCTGTGCCCTGTCTTACCGGGACCATGGTGTTCTTCCCGAACTCCTGTGCAAACAGTGCCAGAAGGCTGTCATCGATGTGCCACGGGTCGTAGCCGATGTACAGCGGGAAGATGTCATACTCGTCGCGCATCTCGAGGAACCAGTCAAGAAAGACGCGCTTGTTCACTTTGTTGCCGGGGACGACGCGGATCAGACCGCGCGCCTCCCAGATGTCATACGGCACATCGTCCGGATGGTGCCGGTTCTTCATGAGGTCGAGCTTTGCCTGCGGGATCCAGTACATCGACTTCACATAGATCTTCGGATCGTTCGGACGCATCCCGATCAGCTTGGCGCTGTTCAGGTCGATGCTGTCCGCTGCATCCATCCCGCCGATGCCATACCGAAGAACAAGATCCTCCGGAGCCACTTCATCGTTCGCCAGCTCATCCCATGAGAGCCAGTTCGCTTCCGCGTTCTCCTTCAGATTGAAGTCCTTAACTAAGACGGTCGGCAGGAACGTGTCATCCGACTTCGCCTTCTCGACACAGCCGGCGAGGAAGTCCCGGTCCTTGATGGTGCCGAGCCCAGGGTTCGCCTTGATCCACATGTTCGGGTCCGTCCACTCCTCCCGCTTATCCAGTTCGTAGATAAACGGCAGGAAGCGCTCGTCTTCGATGGTGCCATCCAGCACGGCAGTCGCATATTCATACTGGCTGTCGAAGATCGAGTTACGAACGAAGCCTGAAGTGGTTATGCACCATAGCATCGGCTGCCGTCTGGATGACATGCTTTGCTTCATGAGGTCATAGACATCGCGGTTCTTGATCGCCGCGAGTTCGTCTATCACCACACAGTGACTGTTGAGACCATCAAGGCTGTTTGTATTCGATGCGAGCGCTTTGATGAAGCCCATGTTCACATCGCAGTAGAGATCGCTCTGTCTCTTTCGGACGTGCTTGGCAATCGACTTCGACTGCCGGACCATGTGCACGCACTCGTTGAACCCCTTGTTCGCCTGGTCTTTTGCCGTGGCGATCTGGTAGCACTCCGGTGCACCTTCCTTGTCTGCCACGAGCATATAAAGCTGAATGCCGCTCAGTTCGGTCGTCTTCCCGTTCTTACGGCCTTCGATAGTCAGCACCTCCTGATATCTCCGGAGGTCGTTGTCATCCACGAAACCATAGGCAGCTTCCAGCCGTGCCTTCTGAAACAGCTCAAGCTTCAGAGGCGCGCCGATCTTGCCCTGGCTCTGTTTACAGAACTGCTCAATGAACTGCACCGGACGAAGCGCCTTCTGCTCATCGAAGTGCCACTTGCCGGGGTTGTGCATGTCATTCAGCAGTCGCTCGTAAATCGTTTTAACTTTGTCGCACGCGAGTATCTTTCCATCCAGTACGCTGATCGCGTACAGTTCAAGATCTGTCATTCGCCGAGGAATGCCATCAGCTCATCATCGGCTGCCGGAGCGCTGCCTTTTGGCAGCATACCGTCTAACTGCTTCATTACTCGCGTGTACTGTGCGCTCAGGCTGATGTAGAGATCCGCGTTCGGTCTCTTCCGGTCGTAGGGATCACACTTTTCTGACTGCTGGAATGGTTCGGTCCAGCCGTTCGCATCGAGATCCTCTTCAAGATCCTCAAGAGTGGCTTTGATGTAAGCGGCGCGCGCGATCAGCCGTTCTGCGTTCAGCTTGTGCGCGTCGTTTATCTGCTTGTACTGACGTTTGAGGGTCGAAGTCTCCTTCTTTATCCGCTCATCTTTCGTCA